TAATTGAATCATCCCAGAAATTGATAGTACGAATATATTTTTTACCACCTTCTAAAATTTGATCTAGGGGGGTAATAGTATATTTTTCGTAGTCAGGTACAGCTTCTACAATTACTTCATTAACCTTCTCTGCTAATTCAGCATAAGGTCTAATTTTATAATCGTCTGTATGAATACCTAATAATTGTTTAGTATCTTTTCTTACTAAAGCATATCTATTTACATATTCATCTTCAGGTATTTCTTCTCCAGTTTCGGCATCAATTGGATAATATTTTAACTGTCTTTTGACAGTTTCAAAATATACCTTTTTATCTATTGATAATAGATGTTTCGGTATCTCTTGCTCTATTTGAGGTAACATTATTATTCCTTTCTTTATTCATAAAGTTCTAATCTAATCTTATTCTTTGGATTAGTACCGTGATTATATAATCTCTCAACATTGACTATAAAATCATTTCTAGAACCTTGGTTCTTTAATTTAGAAGAATTATTTTTCAATCTTTGTTTAAAGATTTCCCACTTAAATGTTTTATTTTGGAAAATACCTAACATAGCAGAAATGAACATTCTTTTCTTATAGTAATGAAAATAATCTCCAATCCATTGTATTCTTCTTGCTTGTTCTTTTCCCCATTCAAGATCTTTGATCTTAAATTCTCCTTTTTGATATGCTTGAATAATTTTAGTATTAACATAACCTTTGCTATTCAGCATAGCTACAGATGCTAAAATAGGCATATCATATCTTTCTACAAACCATTGTAATAGTTCATAATCTCTGTTTCCTAATTTAACAAATGATTCCATATAATCTGTTAAAGTCCATTTTTTATTATTGGAATTTAAAGCTCGTACTTCATCTAATGCAAATCTATCTTTAATAATATATTTGACTGGATGACCTACGATTTTATATGCTTCTAATCTATGTTGACCATCTAATACCTTCATTGTTTCATCAACAATAATTGGTATTTGAAGATCTCTTTCTTTGATTAGTTCTACTAGTTTTCTAACCCAAGATTGTTGTATAGTTCTATTACCTTTTAGGTACTTGAACACTTTATAATCTTTAGTTTCTAGTATTTTTTTAGACTCTGTCATTTTTTCTCCTTTGCTTTGTCTAGTTTATATTCTGCTCGTGCTTCACAAGCATCATCATATAGTAAATGTAATTCCGCAGGACTAGTAATACCTAATTCGGTAACTCCTGCTATAAATTCATCTTTATCTATTTTACATTCACCATAATCTATTTGTAGTTGTTCCAACTTTTCTCTAGTCATTTGATTTACTTTGTTCATACTTCTCCTTCATTATTGATTCGGGAATAATAGTTTCTCTTGCATCTATTTCATTGCCTTCTTCGTCTATTACTATCCATTTCTCTTTTTGTATTTTGTAATATGTATTTATTCTATAAACTACATAACCTAATACAAAACATATCATCATTAACCACATCATAGTTTGCCTTTCTAGTTTAGAATCGTTCTAATATAGAACTGATACTCCATATACAAATAAAACTGTATATATTACAAATATACACCACATAACTTTATTTGACATCGTGATTCTTTCTTTTTATTTCGTATGGTAACTCAACTTTTTCAGGCATATGTTTTGCTATTGCATAACATAAACCTAATACTGTTCTAATTGGAAACATTATTGCAATCCATATCCATTTAGCTGCAACATTCATTAGCCAATTTTGAATAATCTTCATCATATTTACTCCTTTCTATTATTTCTTATTTGTTCATTCATATGATCAATAAATTCTTCATTTGCTCTCATTAACCATAATCCTATTGCTCCTATTAAACATACCGATGCATAAAACATCGTAACTATGTGGCTTTCATCCATTATTGCTATAAATATAAACAATACTAATGATACTAATAGTAAGCTTAATTGTATTATTCTCATATTATTTCCTTTCTTCCCATTCGGGATCATCATTCAGAAAAGTCCTTACCGAACTTTTTTTAGGGAGAGTGTCCAGCGAGAACCCTCGTTCTTGCTGGTTTTTTTTCCCATAAGGATAAAAAAAGCCCTGCCGATTAAAGCAGGGCTAATCTTATTGGAACTTAACCTATTAATGTTCCTTGTTTTAATGCATTTCTTAAGAATGCTTGGCTTTCAGCGTCTTTCTTAACTGACACTAATTTACCTTTTTTTGATGGAGTCCAATCTTTACCAATTATTTTCTTATATTGCTCTTTAGCAACATCTAGTAAATATTGTGCTCTTTCAATGTTTAACTCTTGTGCTTTACTCGCAAAAGTTAGTTTATTAGATTGATTAATATCAATTTCAGTTTGATTATCTTCTGAAACTAATTTAGCAATCTTGTCTTTTGTTTTGTCGTGTGTTTCAACACATCTATCTAAATGATATTGAAATGACGCAACTATTCTACTTGCGTCAGCACTTCCGTGCCACGACCAATTCTTATCTTCATAAAATACAGATACGAATTGTTCAAAATATAGCTGTAATACCTCTGCTATATTTTCTTTACTAGATTCAAATGTATCTCTCATTGCCTCTAGTCTATCGTTAGAAAAATCAAATTCTCTAACTTCACTTGCTAATGTTGTCATATTGACTCCTTTCTATTAGCTATTTTACTTAATGAAAATGGCGAAACTCTGTCATATATCTGACTAATTTCAGCATTTATTTCATTCTCATTATCTTTATTACGAATACTATCTAACTCTTGTACTCGTATCTTATCACTTTCTGATAGACTAAACTCAAACCAATCTATCAAATCATTTACATTGCTCATAATAACTCCTTTCAGTTAATGTTAGCAATTAACCCAAACTCACGGGTTACCGTGTACTGAACGAGGGGATTCCTTCTCTGTCTTGCGACAAAGTGTAGCCTGAACTCACCTAGTGAGTCAGGCGGCACACCTTCTTACGGTGTGACACCTTTGTTGCATTGACAGAGGAAGGGGAGTCCTTGTTACAGTAGGTAATCCCGTGTGTGTGGAGGGGCCCATAGGATAGTGAGTAATCTACATCCCAAGTATGTGATTGCGAGGGGTTGACACCTTAATCTATATTAAGTGTCAAATCCGTATGGGAGGAATACCCGCAGCGAATTGCTTCCTGCAATTTGCGAGGATATTCTATTCCAAGGAGATCGTAAGAACCATTTGGGGTTCTTACCACTACAGTTAGTAGTGTGAGTAGCCAATGGTACTAAAGTGCCATAATAATGCTTGACAAGGAGGTTCTCATCGTCCACTAACGATAAGAAGCAGAATAAATAATAATGTCCGAGTTAACAGAGAAACAGAAGTCATTAGTTGATACCATCGTAGCAAAAGGATGTAGTATCAAGGAAGCAGCAGAAATAGCTGGATATTCATCAAAAGGAAGTCCTGAAGCAGGGAGAGTAAGTGCTTCTCGCACACTACGATTACCAAAGGTACAGAGTTATATGCAATCGAGAATTGCTCAAACTCTAGGACTTGGTGCTGTAAGTGCGAGTAAAAGACTGATCGACCTATCTTCAGGCGCTAGAAGTGAGTATGTTCAGCTAGAAGCTAGTAGAGATATACTCGATCGAGTAGGGTTAAGAGCTCCTGATAGAGTAGCTCATAACATTCAAGGGGATATTAAAATTAATATCGACCTCACTTAATGTTCGGTATTAGGACTTTTCTCGTTTTTCGCCTTCAACCCAAGGGGTGGGGCGAAAAACTACCATCGATAGATGACTAGTCGTCTTACTCACACAATATAGGTTAATTTAAGTTCGCTTATGGCAAAGAAAAAAAGTACTTTCGGTATTAACACCTATGTTAAAACCACAAAGAAAAAAATAGGTCGCCATAAGAAACGACTTTCAAAGTCAGAAAAACGCAGTTATAAGAAATACAACCGTCAGGGCAAGTAGTACTTGTGCGTTTAAAATTTTTTAGATTAAGATAAAGCTTACTCCTATCATTCAATAAGGAGTAATATGAATTATCTAGTTAAGATATGGAATCATTCTGATTCGGAGTTTAAGAAGGAAATATTGTTTTATGCAGCTAATGATGTTATAGCTATGCAAAAGGCATCTGCTGCAACACCAGATGGGTGTCGTTCAACATATGAAGAAATTAACAAGGAGGACTATGAAAAAGAAAAAGCCAAAATCTCAAAAGAAGAACAAGAAGAACAAGTATGGGAAACAAAGCAAGAAGAAAAAGTACTAAAGTAGAAAAGATATGGATGGACAAGGTAGCCCAATTAGGTTGCTTTGTCTGTCAAAGACCAGCAAATTTACATCATATAAGAAATAATGGAAAAGGGAATATAGGTATGGGAAGGAGAAGTTCCCATTATGAAGTCATTCCTTTATGCTATGAACACCATCAAGGAAATACAGGAATACATCTTGATAAAATAAATTTTGAAAAGAAGTATGGTACAGAAAAAGAAATTCTAAAAGCTGTACTATTACAAGTAAAGATACAAGAATGTCGTTCCTCAATAATTTAAGTCTTAAAGATAGAAGAAGATTAAGAACTATAGTTAAGAAAACCCATCTATCATATTATCCTAAGAATATGATAACCGATTATGAAGCAGATAAATTAGTTGAAGCATTTGGTGAAGAAACAGTTTATAATATGTTGAAATCAAATGTAGGAACTAATGTCGATTAATTTCAAATATAAACCTTACGGAAATACTTTAAAAACCTTTATGAAGTCTAATGACTTCTTTAGAGGATTAAGAGGCCCAGTTGGATCTGGTAAATCTGTGAGTTGCTGTATTGAAATATTTAGAAGATCCCTTCTCCAACAAAAAAATAAAGAGGGAATTAGGAAGACTCGATGGGCAGTAATAAGAAATACAAATCCCCAATTAAGAACCACAACAATCAAAACTTGGTTGGATTGGTTTCCTGAAGCTACTTGGGGAGATTTTGCCTGGTCAGTTCCTTATACCCACTATATTAGAAAAGGAGATTTAGAAATTGAAGTTATATTCCTTGCTCTTGATAGGCCTGAAGATGTTAAAAAACTTCTATCACTTGAACTTACAGGTGTGTGGATTAATGAAGCCAGAGAGATACCTAAGAGCATTATTGATGCTTGTACTATGCGGGTGGGGCGTTTTCCATCTATGCGTGACGGGGGTGCAACCTGGTACGGAGTTATCGCAGATACTAATGCTCCTGAAGAAGATCATTGGTGGCCCATAATGGCAGGGGATGTTCCCGTGCCAGATCATATCTCTAGAGATGAAGCTTTGATGTTAATCAAACCTGATAACTGGAGTTTCTATTCTCAACCTCCAGCTCTTGATGAAAAGAAAGATAAGGATGGAACTACAACAGCATATGATCCAAATGAATTAGCAGAAAATAAACCTAACCTTACTCCTAAATATTATGACAATATTATTAGAGGTAAAACAAAAGGATGGATTGATGTTTATGTTTTAAATAAACTTGGATCTATTGAAGAAGGAAAACCTGTCTATCCAAATTATAAACAAGAATTACATTTATCAAAAGAACCTTTAGAACCTAATCCATTACAACCTTTATTTATAGGAATAGACTTTGGATTAACTCCTGCTGCTGTCTTTGCTCAAAGACTTGTTACAGGAAGATGGTTAATCTTAAATGAGCTAGTATGCTTTGATATGGGAGTAATGAGATTCTCTGAATTACTTAGAGGAGAAATTAGAAAATTATATAGAAACTATGAAGTAATGATATATGGAGATCCTGCTGGAGATTTTAGATCTCAAACAGATGAGAGAACTCCATTTCAAATTATGAGAACCTATGGATTAAAAGCTATACCTGCACCATCCAATGATCCTGCATTAAGAATAGAAGCTGTTGATGCAGCTCTTATGAGATTACTAGATGGTAAGCCAGGATTTGTACTTGATCCCAAATGTGTTAATCTTAAAAAAGGATTTAATGGAGGATATCATTATAGAAGATTACAAACATCTGGTAATAGATATGATGAGAAACCTATGAAGAATAGATATTCTCACTGCCACGATGCATTACAATATTTAATGATGGGAGCTGGAGAAGGTAGAACTATTTTATCTGGAGCTAATAGAAGCCAACCTACAATAGTTAAAAAGGATTGGGATGTCTTTGCTAAACAAACTAAAAAAAGAAAGGCAAAAAGAGTATGGGATTTATTCAGAAAGAATGGTTAATCTATTTCTATGAGTCAGCTGATGAACCTAAAGATGATTGGCTTTATTTTATTAAAGATGGCTTTAGGCATTGTGGAGCTTTAGGATATGTTCCTTTAACAGGTAAATGGAATCATCTTGAATGGACTCATAAAGGTATTAGGCATACAACTCTTGATGATGAAGAAGCAACTCAAATACTTACATATTTAGCTGAGTTTCAAGTACTTCGCTGTCCTGTAAAAGAACAATGGCAGCTCTTAAGAATTAAAGATTATACTTGTGTATCATTTATTATGAGATTAATAGGTTACTATAAGTGGTGGATCTTCACGCCTTATCAACTATATTGTGCGTTGAAGAAAGCAGGGTATAAGGACTATTACGATAAGATCAGGAGAAAAAATGCCAAAGAAGAAAAAGAACAGAACACACGCAGAAATAATTGAAGAAATCAGAGAACTACACGATCAAGAAGATCAACTTCTTGATGAGCTTGAAGATACCTGTTGTAGTGTTGAAGATAAGGCATTTAAAAAAAGATTGGAGGATGAATAATGGGCGGAGTATTTAGAAAACCAAAAGCACCTCCACGAAATACTGCTTTAGAAGCACAGATCAAAGCACAACAAGACGCTGAAAGAAAAAGAGCTGCTGACTTAGCAGCTCAACAAGCTGAAACTGCATATAAACAAGCTAAAGGTTTATATGGTGCAAGATCTTTATTTGGTAAAGCTGGTGGTCGTGGATATTTTGATACAGTATAATTATAATGGGAATTTTTAAAAACAAAGAAGCAGACCAAGCTCTAGCTTGGATGAAAAACCAAAAAGAACAAGGTGTTGAACCTAAAGATATGGCGCTTCAATGGATGAAGGAAAACCAGGACAGAGATGTATCTGGAGCTGAAGCAGCTCAACCTCCAAAGAAAACAATCTCAAGTGTAGCAAAAGATATTTTTAAATTTCCTAGAGGAGATAAAGTTATGGCTTACTCCGATAGAAAAATTCAAAAAGAATCTTTTTCACAACCTAAACCAATCGATATTACAAAAGACTATGGTGGTAAATATGATGTAATGGAAGGTGAATATCTTGTTATGATGCGTAAAGCTATTGAAGATTTAGCTGCTGGTAAAATTACACAAGAAGATTATGATCAGGTATATAATTCTTTTATGAATGAATTTCCTCCAGAAGCAATTGAAGTTTTAAAAAAAGATATAGCTAATGACGGAGGTAAAAGTTCAGAAATTTTTGGTGGTAAAGTTAATATGAATTTAAAAGAATCAGAATTATCTACTAAACCTAATAATCCTAAATTATATGATTTTTCAAAAGTTAAACCTGAAATGTTTGATGTACACGAAGGAGATAGAATTAAAGCTCTTATTGATGGATTAAAAAGAGGAGAATCAGATAAACAATTAATGGAATATTTAATAAATGAATTTGATCCTTATGTAATTCAAATGATCAAAAACGAATTAAAGAAATAAATAAATTATGGAATACGATATATCAGATACACCAACAGCTAATGAAAAAGATAAAGCAACTAGTATTTTAAAACAATACAAAGAAGCTCAAAATATAAAAGATCATTGGAAAGATAAATTTGAAGAAGCATATGAATATTGTCTTCCTAATAGAGAATCTTTTTATGATGAATCTCCAGGTCAAAGAAGAACAGATAAGATCTTTGATGAAACTGCTGTAGTAGGTGTACAAGAATTTGCATCAAGATTACAAGCAGGTATTACTCCTACATTTGCTAGATGGGCAGATTTTCAAGCTGGTTCAGAAATACCACCAAATCAAAAACCATCAATCAATTTAGAATTAGATAAAATTACAGAATATGTTTTTGAAGTTTTACAACAATCAAACTTTAATCAAGAAGTACACGAAGCATTTATGGATCTTGCTATTGGTACTGGAGTTATGTTGGTTGAAGAAGGTGATGCTGTAGCTCCAATTAAATTTACAACAGTTCCATTACCTAGAGTATGTTTAATGAATGGGCCTGATGGAAAGATAGATGCTATTTATAGAATAAGACATTGCAAACCTACTGAAATAAATATTCTATATCCTAAAGCAAAACTTCCAGAAAATTTTGATCCATTAAAACAAAAGAAACAAATAAAAATAATTGAAGCTATATATAAAATATATGAAGACAATACAGAAAAATATAAATTATGTGTTGTTCTTGAAAATCCAAAACACATCCTTCACGAAGAAGTATATGAAGGAGAAGGTTCAAATCCTTATTTAGTTTTCAGATGGAATAAAGCATCTGGAGAAGTTTATGGTAGAGGCCCAGTATTTAATGCAATGGGTGCTATTAAAACTTGTAACTTAACAATAGAATTAATATTACAAAATGCTCAAATGTCTGTAAGTGGAGTTTATACTTATGAAGATGATGGCGTAATTAATCCTGATAATATTTCTCTTGTACCTGGTTCTTTAATTCCTGTAGCTCCTGGAAGTAAAGGATTAATACCAATTAGTGCAGCATCTAATTTTGATGTTGCTCAATTGGTGTTACAAGATATGAGAGCTAATATTAAAAAAGCATTATATATGGAAGCATTAGGAAAACCTGAAGGAACTCCAATGACAGCTACAGAAGTTTCTGAAAGAATGGCAGATCTATCTAGACAAATAGGATCTTCATTTGGAAGACTTCAATCAGAATTTATTAATCCATTATTAAAAAGAATTATTAGAATTTTAAATAAACAAGGTAGAATAACTATACCTAAAGTTAATGGTAGAGAAGTTAAAATAGCTCCTAGATCTCCATTAGCTCAAGCTCAACATTTACAAGATGTTGCAGATGTTACAAGATTTAATGAAATTATTGCTGGAACATTTGGCCCACAAATGATTAATGTAATTGTGAACCAAAGTGAAACAGCAAAATATCTAGCCGAGAAGATGAATCTTCCTGAGAAGTTGATAAGAGATGAAGCAGAACAGCAAAGGATTGTGCAGCAAGTTAGTCAAATGGCACAAAGTCCAGCTCCAGTAGAGCCTGAAACACCTACGGAGTAATTGTGTCTTGGGATGCTATAAAATCACAAAAAGAAAAAAAAATACCAACAAAAAGTATAGACGGATATCTTAGATCGTCTGAAGAAGAACAAAAGCTAAATAAACATTTTGCTAATGTCTTCAAAGGTGATGAAGGTAAGGCAGTACTAGACTATTTAAAATCTATTACTACCGAAACAGTTGCTGGGCCAAACATCACTAGCAATGGCTTATTCCATATTGAAGGAATGAGATTTTTAATGGGTGTGATAACAACTCGTATAAAAAAAGGAGAAAACGATGGCAGATGATAATGCTAATGAAACAACAGCACCAATCGCCACAGAAACACCTTCTGGGGCATCAACTAGACCTGAGTATGTTCAGGAAAAGTTTTGGGATGCTGATAATAACAAAGTAAATGTAGAGAACCTTGCTTCAAGTTATAATACACTTGAACAAAAATTAGGTTCTCGTACTGAAGATCTATCTAAACAGATAAGATCGGATATAGAAAAAGAAAGACTTTCCAATGTTCCAGAGTCTTATAAATTAAACATTCCTGAAGTTAAGAGTGTTGATTTAAAAGTTGATAAAGAAATGGAACTCGTAAAGTGGTGGGATAAAACTGCAAAAGATGCAGGATTTTCTCAAGAACAATACGATACTGGAGTAAAAGCGTTTGTTGATAATGCAATAGCTACTTTACCTAATCCAGAACTTGAAGTTCAAAAACTTGGAAGTAATGGTAGGGAAAGAGTAGAAGCAGCTGAAATGTGGAGTAAAAAACATTTATCTCCAGATGGTTTTTCAACAATTAGTAAAATAGCTTCTACTGCTGAAGGAGTAAAAGTAGTTGAGGAGTTAATGAAACTTAATAAAGACTCTACTATGCCTACTCAAACTACACAAATAGATGTTGCAGCTTCTGCTGACGACTTAAAATCAATGCTTAATGATCCTCGTTATTACGATAGTTCTAAACGAGATCCAGCTTATGTTAAGAGAGTTACAGAACTGTATGAGAAGGCGTACAAAAACCAAACAAAATAAAGTTAAGTTTAATTATAAAAAACTTAACAAACCTATTAAGTGGCTTGATTGTGTATCTCAAACAGGTTGGATTACTGCCCAAGAGATTGAAGATTCTCGCCCTGCTAAATGCACAACAAGCGACTTCTGGGTTTATAAAGATACTCCTGAATATATCACAATATTTGGCACTTATTCCCACGATGAAAAAGGTGAAATAGAATTTGGAGAAGTTATTACTATACCTAAAAAGTGGGTATAATGTGCGTTGTTTAAAATCATTCTTAAATTTATTTTAGCTACAAGACCTGAGAAATGGCAATGTTAGCCCTTAGTTGGACAACTAATAAACATTTTGAAGATAATCGGATTAATGTTTAACAACTAACAAAAGGACATAATACAATGGCAAGTTCAATAACAAACGCCTTTATTACTCAGTTCGAAGCAGAAGTTCATATGGCTTATCAGCGTATGGGTTCAAAGCTAAAAAACTTAGTAAGAACTGTCAATGGAGTTAATGGATCTACTGTTAAGTTTCAGAAAGTTGCAAAAGGTTCTGCAAACACTAAAGCAAGACACGCTGAAGTGGTTGCAATGGATCTAGCTCACAGCAATGTGACAGCAACTTTAACTGATTACTACGCAGCAGATTATGTTGACAAACTTGACGAATTAAAGGTTAACATTGATGAACGACAAGTTGTAGCTCAATCAGCAGCATATGCACTAGGCAGAAAAACTGACGAAGTGTTAATATCTACTCTTGATGCAGCAACTTCAATTGCAGCCAATGTCAATTCTTCAGCAACTGGGATGACTCTCATTAAAGCTAAGAATATGATGGAGGTGTTTAATGGAAACGATGTTCCTGATGATGGTCAAAGATATTGGGTAGTAGGGCCGAAACAATGGTCTGATCTTTTATCTGTTGATCAATTTTCTAGAGTTGAATATGTAGGGCCTGATCAACTTCCATTCCCTGGCGGAATTACTGCTAAGAGATGGATGGGCTTCCTATTCTTTGTTCACTCTGGATTATCTTTATCGGGATCTGACAGAAAAAATCTGGCATTCCATAAATCAGCAATTGGCTGTGGTATCGGTTCAGATGTACGGACTGAAGTTAACTACATTCCAGAAAAAGTTTCACACCTAATTACTTCTATGATTTCATTAGGTTCAGTGGAAATTGATGGTGATGCAGCTAGAGTTCAGCTTTGTACAGAATAATAAAAGGAGATAAATAATATGGCTTATGAAACATCAAATCCTGCGAAAAAAATATCGCAGATGGGCCCTAGCAATTCTCTTTGGTATTATACTGACGGAGATGCTATCGGCACAATAGACAATGATGATTACTTTTTAGCGGATTATAATAATTTCGCTGTAGGTGACATTATAATTGTAAATAGCGGAGGTAACGCAGCTGTGGACATACTTTTAGTAACTGTTCAAGATGGCGGAACTAACCTAAATACAGTCGTTCTAGCGTAAAGCTTAGATATAACTTGGGCGAAGAAATTCGCCCAGGTTACTGATAAAGAAAAAAGAATATGGCGACAACAAATATAGATATCTGTGCAAGAGCTTTAATAATGATAGGTGCTCAACCTATTTCTTCTTTTTCAGATGGCAGCACAGAAGCATTAGTTGCATCAAATATTTATGACGATGTTGTAGAAGCATCCTTAACAAGACATAGATGGAGATTTGCTACAACACAAGCAGAGCTTTCCTTATTAACAAATACACCAACAGGAAGATATGATTATGCATATCAAGTACCTACTTCCCCTGCGGTATTACAAATAATTACATTAACAGTTAATGATTATGTAATTCCTTATTCAAGATATCAAAACTATATTTATTTAAATGGTTATGGATCAAATAGTAAAGTAGTTATGGATTACATCTATAAAGTAGGAGAAGAATATTTTCCTCCCCATTTTAGATTAGCTTTAGAATATGAGTTAGCAGCAATCTTTGCTGGTTCTGTTGCTAGAGATTCTAATATGATAGAACAATTTAAAACTTTATCAGAAAGACAATTCTTAATTGCTAAAAATATTGATTCTGCTGAAACTACTTCTAAAGTTTTAGATACTAATAGATTTACTAACTTAAGAAGATCAACGAGAACTGATGTATAATGGCACGGACATTAAGAACAGTAATCACAAACTTTTCATCAGGAGAACTTAATCCACTTCTTGCTACTAGAACAGATGTTGGATCTTATTTTCAAGGAGCTAAATCTTGTAAAAATTTTTCTCTTTTAGCAGAAGGAGGATTAATGAGAAGACCAGGTACAACTTATCTTGCTACATTACCTGCTGAATGTAGAATAATTCCATTTATATTTTCTGATGATGAAGTAGCTATTATAGCTTTATCTAATAATAGAATGGATGTTTATAATATTAATGGTTCTGCTTTAACATCAAATTATACAACTAATTGCAATTGGACTACAGCTCAATTGTTTGAATTAAACTTTGCTCAATTTGGAGATACTATTTATGTTTGTCATAGAAACAATGCAATAAGAAAAATATTTAGAGAATCAGCAAGTTCATTTATTGTTAATACATTTAGTTTTGATACTCATTCTTCTGGATATCCAATATATCAACCTTATTATAAATATGCTGATTCAGCGACAACAATAACTCCAAGTGCAACAAGTGGTTCTATAACAGTAACTGCAAGTGCTAATACTTTTACATCTGCTTGGAATGGATTAAAAATACGACACAAAAAGAAAACTATGACCATTACAGGTTATACAAGTGCAACACAAGTTTCAGCTACAGTAAATGAAACATTAGATGATACAAGTGCTGCATCTGATTGGGATGAACAAACAATATCTTCATTAAGAGGTTATCCTCAAGCTGTTACTTTCCATAATAATAGATTATGGTTTGGAGGTTTATTTTCTAGACCTGCTGGAATATTAGCTTCTAAATCTTCTGAATATAGTAATTTTGATGTAGATGATGCGGGAGCATCTGATGCTATTGATGTAGATATAACAGGAGATCAAGTTAATGAAGTTAGACATATGTTATCTGGAAAAGATTTATTAATTTTTACAGATGGTGGAGAATATTATGTTCCTGTTTCATCAGATAATACAATTACCCCAAGTAACATTACAATTCAAAGACAAACACCTTATGGTATTTCTAGAACAGCTCCAGTTATGTTTGATCAAGCAGCAGGTTTCTGTCAAAAAAATGGAAAAACAATTAGAGAATTTGTTTATTCAGATATAGAAGATGGTTATAAATCTACATCTGTATCTATACTTGCACAACATTTAATAGACTCACCTAAACAAGTAGCTATTATGAAAGGTAATTTTGTAAGACCAGAACAATATGCTTTCTTTTTAAATAATGGATCTACACACGCAGGTAAATTATCAGTATTTCATTCTGTTAGAGATGAAAAAATTGCAGGTTGGACACAATGGTCAACAAGAACTAATGATACATATCATTCAGTTATTACTCTTAATGAAAATTTAATTGTTGTTGTAAAAAGAGTTTTAAATGGATCAACAATTTATAGTTTAGAAAAATTTGCAGATGAAGATACAACAACTTTAGATTGCCAAACTACAACTACATTATCTCAAAGAGGAACTCCACTTGTAGATGGAGGTTCTCAATCTGGAACAACATTAGTTGTAGATGGTTTAACATCATCTCCTGTTATTAATGAAACTTTTACAATTGCAGGAAACGCAACTGAATATACAATTCAAGCAGTAACAGATAATTCTGGAGGTGAATATTCTTTAAATTTAGATAAAACTTTAGCTGCAACACCTGCTGATAATGCGGCAATAACTTTTACTAAAGGATTTTTACATACTGTAAATGCTATTTACCAAACAGAAAAAGTAAATGCTGTAGATGGAAATTCTTCATTAGGAGAATATACGGTATCAGGATCTAATACTATAACACTAACTACTTCATCAGGAGCTAGAGCTACAGGAGTAAAAGTAGGATTTAATTATATACCTACAGTAGAAACTATGCCTATTGATAAAGAATTACCTGAAGGCCCATTAACAGGATTACCTAGACGAATCTCAAGAGCTATAGTAGATATGAATACTACATTAGATATGACAATTAAGGCAGCAGATAAAACAGCAAAAAATTTAGTAGTACATCAATTAGGTTTTACAGCAGGTTCTGATCTAGTACCTGTTACTGCTAAAAAAGAATTTTTCTTTTTAGGTTATGATAAAAATCCAACAATAACAATATCCCAAGATGATCCATTACCTATGAAACTTCTTGGTATGCAGGTGGAGGTAGTCTTTTCGTAATGAGTGCAGATCCAGTAACAATGATGATTGCTTCTGCTGTTGTTCAAGGAATTGGAACATACAGAGAAATACAAGCAGAAAAAGAACAAGCTGCTTTTAGAAAATATCAATATGAACAAGAAATGAAAATGGCAGCTCTTAAAGGGGAAACAGAAGCGAATGATAGAAAAGAAATGATGTTAGCTCAAAAAGAAAATAATTTAGCTGTTATGTCTGGATCAGGTTTTAGTGCAGATTCTGGTAGTTTTCAAAATATACAACATATGACTAAAAAGATAGCAGATAAAGATATTACAACAATTAGATTAAATACTGCTTTTGGAATAAATAAATTATCCTTACAATCTCAAGCAGAAGCAGCAGCATCAAAAGCAAAAGTATTTGGAGGTTATGTAAGTATAATTAGTACAGGTTTAACAACAAAAGCTAAAGTAGATAAATATAAAGGTACAACAGCAAAAAATTATGATTTTACTTATGATCATTTAGAAAGCGATAAATCTTAATGGCAATATCAAAAGGAAAAAAAGAAGTTAATATTAAACCAAGTGTAGCTGATAACATTGGCATACCACAGGTTCATACATTTGACTATGTTAAACCAATAGCCGATGCAGCAGAAAATATTATTAACGCATATACTGAAAATGCAGCATTAGCTCATTCTGCTAATTTCAAAAGTGATTTTAATATTAAAGCTACTGATGCTTATTTAGATTTTTTAAAAAAACACGAAAACAATCCAGTAGCTATGAAACAAGCTACAGAAGCATATAATCAATCTATTATAGATGGCACACCTTTAATCTATAAAGAATATGTAACTTCTATTCTTGCTGGTAAGCATTTAAATGCTATGTCTAAAGCAACAGCTAATAGAACTAGATTGGATAATGAATTAGCTGTATCAGGTTCTGATAAAGTAAGAACTAATACTCAAAATGATATATCTGAAAACTTTCAGGGTATAAATGAAAATGATGTTTTACCTTATGCAAATAAAATAGAAAGTATTAATTCAAATACAGTTCAAATGCATATGAAAACAATTAATGAAAACTCAGGTAATGATTTAAGTTTAGTTCAAAGTGGATTAATTAATCCTAAAGATCATAATCAAAATGTTGAAACATCTATTAAAAATTTAGAAATTGAAAGAGTATTTCAAATAATGGTTGCTTATGATTCTGCTGGACAACAAAATGAAGCAATGATTTATTTACATAACTATTTAGCGGGTAAAGATAATCACGCTTTAGACTTTAATAATGTATTAGGAATAGAAGATTTAAATAATCCTGTCTTTGATTTATATAAAAATTTTATGAAAAATTCTACTAACTATCAAGATGTAGGTAAAGAAGTATATAGCAAATGGAGATTACATAAAGCTAATTTAAAAGGAATGAAAGAATCTTCTTCTACTACTTTTGATATGGAAAAAGAAAAAGAATTAACTGGAGGATTACATTGGAATAATTTCTTTAATGGCAAAGTTACAAATGTACACGATTTAGTTTCTAAACTAGATGTAACACCAGGTTCATCTAAATATAGAAAAGCAATTGAATATGCAAGTAAAGCAAATATGATAGCTGGTATGGTAGATAGTGCTTGGGCAAATCCAGAATTAAAATTAAATTTTGCAGAACCTAATGATGAAAAATTATTTGTTGAAGCAACACTAGCTAAAGCAGGTATTTTTGATCAACAAACTTTACTATATCCAGAGAATCCAGATGATAGAGCTAAAGCAATAGAATTATTAAAACAACATAATATTGTACCAGAAAAATTAGTTCAATGGCTAACAGAAACACCTAACGCTTCATTTGAAATACCTTCTGTTATGAAAGACTTTAAACGAAAAATGTTAGTCTATCAAAATATGAAAGGTGAAGACAATTATCCTAATATGGCAAAAATAGAATTATTAGATTATGCATTAGCTAACGATGTAATGGGAATGACAAATGAAGTAGCTGGTAAATTTATGAATGAAAGAGTTTCTGAAAAATTTGAAGAAAGATTAAAGTTGGAAGAAAAAATTAAACAAAATCACGCTGATGATGGTGGTTGGTTTGGATATTCAGGAGAAACTAAATTTAATCATATGATTAATAAAGAATTTGGATCTCATCAATGGTGGGCATTAGCTACACCTTTTTGGTGGGCATCTAATACTTGGGTAGGTAAAAAGTTTTATATGACAGAAGAAAATCCAAATGCAAAACATTTGATGAGCAAAACAACTCACTGGTTACCTAAACCAGCTTCAAAACTTATTCCACCTAATGCAAAAGCAGAATTTGAAGGTTATTTTTTAAATGAAATGTCTAAGTTAATGCCACTTAATTCAAAAGACTTTGATATTTATTCAGATGCTAATGCACCTTTAAGAAAGATTGCATTAAAAAATGCTATGCTAAGAATGAGAAATAATAATTATGGAGTAACAGAATATAGTTCTAAATCTCAAAAAAGAGGAGATTTTGTATTAGAAAAAAATCCTATAGAATTAACATTTGGAAAAATTAAAGATCTAGATATTTATTCTCATATTGCATCTGATGTTGCTAGAAATGGAAACTCTGGATGGGGAGAATTAAATTGGCAAGATGAATTTAAAAAATATGCAGATGGTTGGGATTCTCATAGAATAATCTTTACTCAAACAGGTGGTAAATACAGAGATAAACCTGGATATAAAATGTCTATGATAATAGGTAATTTAAGAATTGATATTGATTCTCCTTTTTATCCAAAAGGATTTGATAAT